GTTTGTCCCAGAACGCAAGGAGGAAGTTTATAGTGAGAGTGAGAAGGAGTCGCCAGATCCAGATGAAAAGGTGAACAGCATGGGAGAGGAGTCGGACGAAGAAGAACAGGATGAAGATGATGATTTTCCTGGATTTCACGGTAACGATGACCCACCAGCGGCTCCGAAAGTTGAGAAGAAGGCACCGAAGAAGGAACAGAAGAAGTGGCAACCAAAAATCCGGGCGGATACTCCAGAACCAAAAGCAGCCCCGAAGAAACAGAAGAAGCCAAAGGACGTAGCTCTACCCAAACCCACAGTCCCCAAACATCTTAGGGTGGTAGTTGTCGATGAGACCCCAAAAGGGTTTTCCGCTTCGGCGGATAATACAGAAAGTGCACCATTGACAATGAATGAGTACAAAAAGAACGAAGGGATTGCAGACGCCCAAATGAAAGTTGTTTATCATGCCCAAGAGGCTATCAACGCAGGAGCGTCCTTCTCAGAGTTCATCCGTGCCATTAGCCCCCATGAGGTCAAAGAACGGGATGGAATGTTATACCTTGGACCAAGGGTGAGCAAATACGGGGCCTTGGCCCAAATATGGTCGAGAATGCAGGGCCCATTGCTCGACACGGAAGCTGAGTGGTTGCAGCGAGACCTCGAAAATGCCGAATATGTAGAGATAATGCGAGTCGTACAAGACGAAATTGATAAACGAGTCAAGGAGAAACCGTGGGGAGATCGCATGGATGAACCCCTGGAACTAGGACCAACCGAGGACTTGTCCATCGCGGTAGCGCAAATTACTTATGCTGAAGAATGCGCCGCCTGGATTATTGGACACAACACCACCATCTACTCTGTGGATAAATCGTTTATCGATGTAGGACATATGTCTCATCGAACAGGAGCAATCTTGAAACACATCCAGAGTTTGAAGGAGGGTCGAGCTGTCCTCGTGTTCCCCATTGAATCTGAAGAGACGCTACTATCGGAAGGAGCCATTCAGGATCCGTTAGATCACCAGGTGCTAAAGGACGTCAACAAGTCGTTCTCAAGTTACTTTGCACAAGCCTTTCGAGGTAGACTGACACAACGGACACAAGCACAGGTTAACTCTTGGGCTAATTCAATGGAGACTTCGGTCAAGAACTTCTTGAAACAATGCAATTACACGAAGAAATACGATGGAGTCGTATACACCAAAATCATGGAGACCGTGAAGCGAGATGTGAAGCTGGCATCAATGACATCTGTCGACAAATCTAATTCCATACAACCTCTGCTGCGGGGTCGTGTTATCCAGGCTATTGCTGCCTTGAAAACCACCCAAGGCGATAGTGTATGGGAGATATGCGTCGCAGTTTGTCCTAAGGTTATGGCTAACACTGTCAATTCACTGGTCAACTACTTCGTCTTATGGTACGCAACGACGGCGCAATCAGCTAAACAAGAGCAGGATTTTCAGATGTGGGATGTATTAGTGACGGCCCTGAGGTCCATCCCATTTATCGCCGGGGGGTCGTTGCTTGCTCTATAAGCAAGCCATATGAATGGAATAACCGATTTCGGGTTACTGAAGGCAAACAGTTCTTTGACAAATTTGGACGCCTGAAGTTTCCTGATGAGACTCATCCAGAGTTTACTGACAACACTTACTTCACCGAGACTGGATGGGGAACGTCACATGACGGTTTTACTTTTGCCAAGTGCGATTCGAACTTCGCCGAAGCGTCTGCTAGGCTGCTATGCACGAGGAAACCTGAATGGCCCGGTTATGACAAACTATTACGGAAAATGCAGCGAGATTATTTTGCGTCCGACGAGGCTCGGAAACTGGACACGCAACTAAAACAAATGTACCACAAACACTTTGACGAATACTCGAACTATATCGAAGAGGCAATGGAGCATCATGCTGACCCACATGCCAAGAAGGCCCTGCGCATCCAAGCGTGGGGAGAACTTGTGACGTTTGGTCGCTACGCTGACGACTGCTACGTCGATACGATCGAGCTGAGTTTTAAAAGATTTGAAACAGCAAAACCTGGAAAATACGCAAGACTATATGCCAATTTGGGCATCGCTTCCAGTCTCCAGGGTGCCTGGCTTATGGACAAAATGAAAACGGCGCAAGCTGTTGAGAGCCTTCATATCCATGGAGGAGAGATCGAGTTCATTAAGTCGCCCAAGAAGACTGTGTTGCGTAAGACCTTCAAGAAATTGATATCGCCACCTGGCAGGTTCTACGCGTGTGTATTCAGTGATGATAGCTGTCTGTCATACCGAGATGACAAAGGAGAGGTACATATGTTCAATTTGGACATTAGTTCGTGCGACACCTCCCATGAACCGGACATATTCTACAAAATGCGTGATATCGTGCCTGACAGATTACAAAGAGAATTCACCAACCTCATCAAACAATGTGAGAGACCATGCATCATGCGGTCAATAGCCAATCCTAAGAACAAAGTGCGCTTAGTGCCAAAGGGAGCATTCCTGCCGTCAGGCAGTGTTCTCACCACGTCCCTTAACACTTATGCGTGCTTCCACTTCATCGCCCATATCATGAGTCAACCGGTAACGGGGATCTCTGATTTGGTCGCCGGAGCGGAGGAGTGTGGCTATATCATCACTATTGAGAGTTGCAACACATATCACCAGCTCCAATTCCTCAAGCATTCACCATGCTTCGACACAAAAGGGGTATTACAACCGGTACTGAACCTAGGGGTCCTCATACGATCCTCTGGCCAGGTTAAAGGTGACCTGCCCGGCAGTCGCAAACAGAGCCTCAAGAGAAGAGCTCAGGACTTCCAAGCAGGACTGCTTCAAAGCACATACCCCTACACTCGATTCAAGATGCTTGACAACATGTATCAAACAGTAGGAAAGGAGACTAAGGCCGTGCGCAAATACTTCGAACGAGAAAGGAGATATTTGGCCACCGACGACGATGAGAAACAGGTTTTCAGAATTGATGATGACGAACTGTACAAACGGTACAATCTCACGCCCTTCGAAATCGACATGATGAATCTTGAATATGGCAAATGTGGCTATGGAATGCGTTGCGCCAATTCCGCCATTGACAAGATTTTGAGTCTCGATTACGGCCTCCACTGCACGTGGGCCGGCGGTTAGATAATCGCGCCCACCCCCAAAATCGGTTAGCGGATACCCCCCCCGCGAAAACCGTGGCTGCACCTTAGAAACAAC